ATCACCACCTCTAACTGGTAAGTAAAAATCTTCAGTTAGATTTTGCATATTATACTTTAAGTTGTAATCACCAGTATTTCTATCGATGAAAGGAACTTTCTTCATCTTGTTGATGATTCTCTGCATATAGTTATCCACTTCTGTTGGTGGGATATTACCAATATCAATTTTGAAAACTCTTTTTTCAGGTGCTCTCATGATTCTATGGATTAACATAGCATCTTCCATTAGAGATAATTGTTTCCACAATCTTCTACCATTTTCAACCATTGATTTACCATAAGGTAACCAGTTAGTATCTGCTAATAATCTAAAGTGAGCGATTTCGAAGTTTTCATATTCTTCTTTTCCATTCGGGTCTTCCGTAATTTTGAATTTTACCGAGTTTGGATTCGATGGGTCTGTTCTTTCTAATCTTTCTGTGTTGTAAACTGAATGAGGAGTAACATTTACGATACCCTTACCTTCAGCAACTTCTAAACCTAAGAAGAAATCTCCATACTTTACTAGATTTCTTGTCCAAGGCCACAGGTTGAATTCTATGTTTAATACATCATAGAATAAGTTCTGTAATATTTCTTGTACTTTTTGATTTTCTGATTGAATAAGAAGTACATCACCAAATTCGTTTTTTAATGTACATTCATCTGCGTATATATCGAGTGCTGATGCTAATATTGGGTCATTATCCATTGCATCGTAATCTCTGAATACCTCTCTACGAACTTGTTGGTATGCCATAGATTGTGCACCACCTGATTGTTCAAAGAAGGATTTCTGTAATTTAGTATATCGGTCTCTTAATGATGATAAGTTTGTTTGTTGTCTTTCATCACCATCAAATACGTTTCTTTTTCCATCCTTATCGATAGTAACTACCGCTTGAGAACGAAAAAGTTTTGTAAGTCTGCCGAAAAATGAAGTATCTGCCATTTTATTCCTGTTTTAATTTATAACCTTTATTTATTTTTGTTTTACCATTTTCTACAAGACCAATACCTTGCTTTGTGTCTTGGACCTGGTGAATCACAGTTATGTCTAGCTCTAAATGCTTTTCGTGCATCTGGATTAGATTTTCTGATTTTCATTGTTTTCTCTCCTTGCTTCTTTGCAGAAGTTCCTCCATGTCCAAAGTTAACTTTTACAACGTTACCTTGTGGGTTTTTGACATATACTTTGAATTTCTTAACATCGCCTCTCGTTGGTTTACCAAGTTTTACTGTTCTACCTTGGTATTCAGCTTCGTTGATATCGGATTTATATGATTCTATGAATTCTAAGAACTCTTTTATATCATCATAGTTTTCTACAAAGTACTCATTACAGTACTTTTTATCTTCATTTAATAGTTTTTTCATTGATATCATATTATTATCTCCTCAACTTATAAATATATAGTTATTTAATTAACCAAGTCAAATCCTCATTATTGTCTCCAACTCTCATTTGCCATGGATTTTCATCCATTGATGAATTTCCTCCAAATCCCATGTTACCTACATCTAATTGATGTGCACTAATTCCACCCAATGCCTGTTTAGTTAAATCAATTCCTTCTTGTCTTAATCTCAAAGCAGTATCTCTAACCCACAATGATATTGCAAGGGACATAGTTAAATCATCATTATAACCTCTCATTGCTTCTGCTCGGTTACCATTCCATATAAATGTAAATAATTCATCTATTGTTCTCTGTGAACGAATGGTTATATCTTTTTCTCTAATATATTGTTCTAACTTTGAAATAATTAGAGGTCTTGTTTTAGAGGTAGTAGAAAAACCTGCTGTCATACTTCGTTCTTCTCTGTTGTATTTATTGTTTAATTGATTCTCAACATCTACATACTTCAAATCTTTACTCATGTAGAAAAGATTACCATATCCTCTATCAATTACTTGTTGTATTACTGCCCAACCAATGTTTGCGTTCTCAATAACGAGTAATGCATTATTATAATCAGTTGAAAGGGAAACTAAGAAGTTCCCAAAATCTTTTGTATCTAATTTACCTTTGTATTCTGCAACTTGAGATGATTCTTCTATATCAATAACATGACAAGCCGAGAAATCGGCAGAATCACCACGAGCAACATCGGCAACTACCATGTAAGATTTCTGATAGTTTGGATATTCCCACTTCCAAAGGTTTCCATCGAACCCAGTCTTTTCTACTGGTTCTTGTACATATGATTCTTTATAGAACATAAGGAGTTGTGGGTCTATTACAGTATCACCAGAAGAAACGAAATCACAATCACACTCTTGTGCTGCTCCTTTTGGTCCTAATAGTACCTCTTGTTCATCTCTCCAATCTTGATTTCGTTCAGGATGTACACTCCAATGTAATCTAATAGTATTGAAGGTATTTGTTTCATCTTCTGCACCTACCCAAGTTTTGTGAAAGAAGTTTCCTACACCATTTGGAGTAGAAAGGATAATTGCATTACCCCCAGTCGATAGTGTTGATTGTGATGATACCCATATATCTTCAATCTTATCAATAAATGCCGCCTCATCAAATACTAATAAGGATAGTGCTTCAGAACGACCAGCATCACCAGCGGCTGAAGTTGCTTTTATCTGAGAACCATTTGAGTATCGAAGGGATAGTTTGTTATCCTCTACTGTTGTTTGTTTTAACCACGATGGTAAGTACTGATTCATTACACGAACCTTCGTTACAAGGTTCTTAGCAACCTCTTGTTTAGTTGCAATTACCAATACATTAAAATCTTGATTGAATAACATCTTCCAAAGTGAAAATCCAGCAGTTAAGGTTGAGATACCTGTTTGTCGAGATTTAAGGATAATGTTATAACGATGTTCTGCGAATTGGTCTAAAGTTCTTTCTTGAAACTGATATAAGTGAAAAGGAATCTTACCCCTAACTGGATGTTGTATCATACAGTACTTCTTCATGAAGTATATAGGGTCTTGAGCACATTTCTGATACTCAATTTTTATTATTTCTTTTAGACTTTGTTTAGCCATTTTATTTTTTTCCTATTTTCCAATAAAAGGATGTACCAATGAATGGTTTATATTGTCCTGCCTGATTTGATAATCCTAGGTTGAGGCCATATATTTGTTTTTTCTTAGTTTTTACCAATCCATTCAAACTTAAGTTACCAAATCCATTTGTTTGGTCAACTCCTACTCCAAAACCATAATAAAATTCAGTTTTAGGTAACTCTTTTACAATTGTAGTATTGTAAACAGTTGGAATCTTGAAGAACCAATCAATTTCTCTTGATTCGATTCTGTTTTGTGAGATAATATCAGTAAGAATACCATATCCTAAACTACTTGCTGGTTTATTTCCTAAAGAATCTGTAACTTCTTTTGGAAAATCATAATCAAGGTTTAGAGTATCGGTTACTGTTACCTTTGAGAAGTAATCTTTAATGATAGCAAGTGAATCTACATTTGCTGGTATTTGAACTTCTTTAATTACTTCTTTTGTAATGTACTTTGGTACATACTTTGTTACTTTAACTTCTTTTTCTACATAAATGGTATCGGTTTTTTGTTCTAGTAGTTCAAAGTCCTCACCATCTATGTTTATTATTTCCTTATCTCCATAATCAGAATCACATCCTCTCATAAAAAAGATTATTGAAATTAAAAGTAGAATTAATAATTCTTTCCACCTTTTAGCAAATAGATTAAATATAATGTTCATAGTTTTTCTCCTTAATTTTATTGAAGGCTACTCTTCTTTTTTCTTCTAACTCCTTAATTTCATTTTTTCCATAATCAATGAGTTCTTGAATTTCTTTTTTCACCTCTTCGATGGGTTTTGGTAGTTTCCAAGTTTCAGTAACTTTCCCATCTGAACCAATCATTTCGTATTGTTCCTTAACTTCGGATATAGATTGGCTATAACTTTCTAATTTAGTTTTTCCAAAAATAATCATTCTTGTCCAAACTTTGTAATCTTGATATTCTTGCCAGATACCAGCAGTTTTTATTTCATGTTCTCTATCTACTGTACAATTTAAGCAAAACCCTCCCTTTTCTATAAATTGTTTATCTTTATCTGTTTTCTTTATAGTTTTACACTCAGGATTCTTACATTTTGCTTTATCTTCAAGATATTTTCTAATTTCTTGTATTTGTTCATGGTTTTTACCAGTTTTTACTATAAAACCATCTTTCTTCTCGTACTTATGGTGTTCATCTTCCCAAACATCACCTACTTTACGAGTTTCTTCTGCTTTATCATACCCAATAGTAGTATTCTTATCATACTCACCAGTTTGAACCATGTCTACCAACTTTCTACGAGTTGGGTGCATATATTTCTTTTTGAATTCTTTACCCATTTTGGTTTTTTCTAATTTCATTTTCTCTAATCCATGTTACTAAAATCCACTTTTCTCCTTCAGTAACAGGTAGTCCTTCGTGTAATGATTCATATAGACATTCTCCGTTTTTAATATTTGTCCATATTAATCCCTTACCTTTTTTTGGAATTATTTTTTTATTTTCATTAATAAAATAAGTTTCACCTCCACTAAAATTATCATTTAGATAAACAAGACATGAGTGCGTTTTATTTCCCTCTTCTTTCAGTTCATCTGATAATTTCTCGTCATTAACATCTAACCAATCATAGTGTGGTTTAATATTTCCATCAACATTATATCTAACTACTTGTAAACATTCAAAATTTTTTACTGATATACCAATTTGACTTGATATAGAATTTTCTATGGAATCAAGAACATCATCATCATGTTCATCATATTCTATAATAAAATTAGCGTTCAAGCTAGTATCATTTTTTGAATTCAATATTCCATGTTTCTTTGCCAGTTCAATAACATACGAACATTTTTCTTGTGATAATAAATACGGAATTTCTATTATTTCCAAATTAAATGTTTTTTCTTAAATTCGTTACCTATTATTACACATTAGGTTATATTGTTGTATATAAATATATAAAATTAAAGAAACCGATAATTTTAGAAGAAAATACCAAGTATTTGGTTTACCGATGCGAATGTACCTGTGAGTTTGAAGGTGTTACCTTTATATAAGAATACAATACCTTCATTTGGTACAATCTTTTTAGAACCACCGATAGATTTTAATCTACCAAGTTCTAATTTAAGTTTTTCTATCTTTTTTGGGTCACCTGATTTCTTAACATCTTTTATTGTCTTATCAATTCGTTTTTTCATATCACGAACTGCTGAATCAGCGTTAACTGTTAGTGCAGATGAGGTGAACTCTAACACTTCTGCACCCAAACCTAAGAATATCTGTTCGAACTTCATTAAGTTCTTCTTACTAATCTTCTTTTGGTCATCTTTGTCTGTTTTCTTAGCCCATTCTAATGTTTTTTCATCAGTAATGTTCTTTTTATCTAATCTAAATCCTTTATCCATGAACGCCCATCTCTTAACTAACCCCATTTTGGTTTTGTTATCAAGTGATGATGGAGAATTTTTATCTACCCATTGTTCCCACCACGCTTGGTGATAGTTTGCAACACCATCTGTATCCTTTAATCCAAACTCTTTTTGTAATTTAGTGATTTTAGATGAGTATTTACTACGTTTAGTAGATAAATTTTGTGATTTTGGTAATTTTACGATAGGAGGTCCTTGAATAGTGTAATTATCTTGTACATCTTTGTTGACTTGTTTAATCATACCAGCTAATACTCTTGCTGATTCACCATTTTCTCCAATTGCAACACCTTCCATGTTGAATTCCATAGTACCATGGAACACAAGTAACGCTTGGCCGTAAGGAATAACGTTTACTGATGTTGGGTATATCACTTCAAGGTTCATGAAACACGCACCTTGTTTGAATATCTTATCTCTTTGTTTATCGTTAAGTGATTTGATTGCATTTGAGAGGTCTTTCATCGCATAATTGTATGCATCACTCAATCCACCCCTACCTTGGAACTTATCTGATACCCCTTTGATATCTAAAGCGTTCTCACCTCTGTTCTTTAGGTGTCCTTTGTTCCTCGCTGCTACTAACCTACCATCTCTCCATGAAATAGCTAGTGCTTGACCATCTGTTTTCTCTCTTGTGAACTCAAGTGTACCTTCGAGTGCACGATTTACGATATCTTTAAGTTGTCCAAAGGTTAAATTGATATCAGTATCAAATGGATGAGACATATGTCCATACGCACCACCCTCAGTTATCACCTCTTTACCTTCTTTGATGAATTTCTGCTGTTTAGCAACCGTTAATACCTTTTTCTTCTGTGAATCTGATAGTTTATCGTAATCTTTACCCCTAAATTCCTTATGAGAGATTACATCTAACATATCCATCACAGTTGTACGATTAGTAAGTTTGTTTTTACCTTGTGGATGTGCATTTGGATTGGAATCTTCGTTCTTTTGTGCGAATTTCTGTGCTTCTGCATCTCTTAATGCTGGTAAGAATCTAAATTTTGCTCTTTTAAGAACTCTTCCTTTTTTTCTTACTACATTTTTGTGAACTATCTTTGCTTGTTGGATAGATAAATCTTTTTTAGAGATACCTGGAAACAATTCTTCTCTAAATTCATCATAAACTTGTAGATATGCCTTTTTGTATGCGATTTTCTTAAGTTTAGAAAGAGGTTTCCTTCTTTTCATCGTTCTTGCTCTTCTTCTTGCGATTTGAGCACGTTTTCCAGCCATTGCTGCTTTTCTTCTCAACTTATCAGCAGGTCTGAGTTTACCTTTACTTCTTTCATCGATATCCACATCTTCGGATATACCCATTTTCTCTTGCCACGAATCAAATGCATCAAAATCGTACTCTCCTTTTTGTGAATCCCATCCACATGAATGACATAAGTACTTTTCACTATCATCAGATTCGATTTCCCATTGGTGATTACATTTTTCACACTTTACTTCTGTTCCTGCAAGTTCTGAGATGAATCCTTCTTTAACCATTCTAAAGGTAACCACTTTTCTACCATTGATTGTTGGCATTCCATGTTCATCTTTACCGATTGCTTTAACAACTGTTTTCTTATTCTTAAATCTACCAGTCATAATAGTATCCCCAACCTTAATTGGTAGTACTATGTTCTCGTTTAGAGAAGCCTCGTATTCTTCTTGTGATTTCTTATCACCTTTTTGAGAATCCAATGATGCATCTTTGGTATCTTTAGTAGTATCCAATCCTTTTACCAATTCATAACCAACCATTGCTGCTTTACGAGTTACATGAGTAAACCATTTAGAATAAGCATCACTTGAGTATATATCAACTTGGTTAGTTGCGGTTTGTGTACCAAGTACACCAGCTGGGAATGGAGTTACTGCTTTAACAGGTCCATCAGGATAAGTTGGATGGTCATAGTAATCTTCAATTTCTTTTGATGTAATCATATTTACTACTTCATATCCAATATTTGCTGCACGTTTTGCAGATATACGAGAAAATACATCGTAGTTAGGAATGAAGAAGTTTGGCCCATCATCAACTTGACCTGTGGTAATATTCGAACTTTCATTAATGAGCCAATCTTCAATCATCTCTTTAGAAATTTCAATTCCTTCATCAAGTTTATCAGTAATCATCTTAAAAATCGTTGCATTAAACTTTCCATATGCTCGTTTCTTAAAGAAATTCTTTTTCTGGTCATCAGAACCAACTGATAAACCATTACGAGTTTCTGTACCACTTATTCCTCCACCACTTGATGGTGCTGCATAAACATATCCTCTATCTAGATATCCTTCTGATGGGTCTCCTTTGTATGATTGAAAGTATTTACCACTATCTGGTTTTAATCTATTTTTATCTTTCTCACCAACAACAGTTACAAATGCAGTTGTTTTCTCATCAAACTTTTTAAGAATTTCTGTGGGTTTGTATGGATTCTTGACTTTATGTATTTTGGATTTTGGAATTCCAAACATAGTAGTCATAATTTTCACCTTTTCTTTGAAGTTAAAAGGTGATTTAGGTAATTGTACCTTATCAGATGTACCAACATAAACATTATCCTTACCGAACTTTTTGACAAGGTGTTGGTAAGTACCAGCATGTCCTTTGTGCATAGGTTGAAACCTACCCACATAGATAACTACTGTTTTTTTAATAGGATTCGCATCCTCCATTATACTCTCTACGAGAAATTTGGAAAGTTCATTCATATCTGGTACACCTTATCAGTATATAAATATTGAAATTGTTAAGTTTAATGATTTTTGTAAGTAAATGGGTCTCTTTTACGAAGTTCTTCTAATCTTTTCTTGTAAATTTTATCTTGTTTTCTTTTTTTTAAGAAATCTTTTATAAATTTTATTATTCCCATGGCCATTCTATGTCTAGTTTATTAATATCTATTTTTTCTTGTATAAGTGATTGTTCAGATTTATATGCCATTTTATCTAATATTATAGAATCTTCTAATGACTGATATGCAAATCCATAAAACGGTGGAATCAACACTTGTATTGGATTTTCATCACTTAATATAAACGACTCACTAAAATTATAAGTATCCGTACCTTTCATTAAGTTGGTTACACTTAAAAAGATATATCCTTTCAAGCAAGTTACAAAATTATAACAACTATCAAAAAATACACCATCCTTTATTCCCCTTTTAATTGAAATCTTTAGGTCTTTTCGAAAAATAATGTTATCAGTTCTCTCTGTAGCAGGAATTAACTTATCGTGATTGAAAGAATCATAAGTAAATGATATAGATGAACCTCCTTCAAAGAAAGTAGGGTACTGTACTACCTTAACTTTTGGAAGTACCTTACCATCATAGAAATGATAATCATCTAATGGTCTATCCTTATAGTAAACTGTTCTTTTCTTCATATTCCCATAAACTATGTGATACTGATTCATCGTGTTCTTTGATAAACTCAGTCACTTCTTTTGTAAATAACTTATATTCTTTGTGTGATTCCTTCCAAACAGCTGCTTCTTCGTATTCTTCCTTACTCATCACACCCCAATCTAAGATTTTGTAATAATAAAACAAAATATTTATATCACTATTCTTAAATATATCTTTTATTAATAAATAAAAATCTAACATCTCTGTATAGTTATCTTTCTGAACTACGAATGAGAATGTTATCTCTCGTAAACCAAGAGTACTTATAAACTCTAAGTTTTTTAAGAGTAAATCCCACTTACCACCTCTACGAACTTTTTGATATGTTTCTTTATTAGCTGCATCGATAGATATTTCTGCAGAATTTATCCATCTGTGAGAATTTTTTATAATATTCCAATTTCTTTCATTCCATAACATCGCATTTGTATGTAAATGTATGTTTTCTAGACTTGGCCAATTACTAGAATCTATTGTTTGTAAAAAGTTAAATAATCCTGTGCTATAAAATGGGTCTCCATATCCACTCATCATCATCGTGTGTACACCTTTGCCATAATGGGTTATAATATCATTAAATATTTCTTCAGTATTCAATGTATTACCATCTGAATTGGTTATAAAGTTAGGCCTACATGAGGGACATGATAAATTACAAGTATTATCCCAAACTACCTTAAATTGAGTAGGAGTACTAGGATACCCAAATGTTTCTTCAGCTCCCTTTAATGGGTGCTTCGGTTTGTATTCTTCTAATGTATTTACTCCACTTAATCCTATTTTGTTTTTCTTAAGAATTGGACCAGTTTCTATTCCTGAATTGATTACTGTACTTAAAAATGGACAAGTATCTTTTTTACAATACTTAAAAGAACCATCTAATACAGATTCTCTAATATCATTTGCAATATCACTATCCCAATTTTCTTTTAGATTTTTATTTGAACCAATATCTTTAGTTAACCAACCCGAACAGCACAAAGTTTGTCTATCATGTGTTATCTCGGTAAATCCAAAAGGAAACCAACATACAAAATCTTTAAGATTAGTTTTTGTTTTCATTAATTATTCCTAAGTAGAGAATCTGTACCATCGTAGTAGTAGAATACATCTTCAAATCTTTCTTTTCTTATTACATCTAATTTTTCAGTAGATGATTTCAATACTTTCATTTGTTCTAAGTTAAATGGAGTTTCAATCGCTCTATCATAAGCATTCTGTAAATCTCTCATTATCATATCACATACTTCATTACTAACATCTATATTTTCTAGTTCATTTCTAAAAGTAGATAACCTAAGTTTGAATTTATTCTTTGCCCAATTAGGTAAATGTTGACAATTATAGTAATTAGGTTGTGTTATAGGGCTAAAAGCCATTGTTATCTGCTTTTCATGTCTTTCTTTATCAAGAATACCTTCATTAAAAAACTTTAGTACAATATCAAATAAGTGTAAGAAGTTTAGAGAACCATATGTTACCATATATCCAAATTGTCTGTATCCTACATCTGAATTTAAGAAATCTTTAACATTTTGAATAAATTGATTACTAATAAATCCTTTTCTAACGTATTCACCTATTTCATCAACACCATCTACACTAAGATATAAATCTAAGTTATCAAACTTCTTCCAATAATCAAATATATGTTTTTTAGCAAACTTTAATTTAGAAAAGTTAGTTGAGTACCTAATTAGTGTATCGGTTTTTTCCATTTGAATTAACTTTTCTAACATATACCAATGTTCTGGCATTACAAGAGGCTCTCCTCCTGCAAAATATATTTCTTCCACATATTCATATTGAGATTCAATCATATCCATAAAAGATGCTTTATCATTTATGTTTATTAGAGCTCTTCTTTCGGTATCTTCAGGAAAAAGTTTCATATAATCTTGAAACCAGGCTGATGATAAATCAGGACCACAACTTCTACACTTAAGATTACAAAAATTTGATATTCTGAAATCCCACATATATAGTTTCATATCTTCTAATGTACCATCTTCGTGAGTTTGATTAACAATTTCATATTTGTGCTCAAAGTCTCTTCTAAACTTTTTACGATACGAATCACCATCGTTCTTTTCTAAGTGATAACAACGAGTACATCCCACAGGCTTCTTACCATCCAACATTTGTAATCGCATCTCCTTGTATTTATCAGAATTCCAAGTGGTTTTTAATTCATCTCTATTAACGTTACCAAATGGTGGTTTCAATGGGTCTGTATCTTTATAATCAGCTGGGTCTGTGTTATATAAACAGCATGGGAATATATCTCCACTTGGATAAGTGTGAGCTGTTATCCAAGGAGCTATACAAAAAGATTTAGAATCTTTTAATTCTTGTATGTTATATAAGTTTTTTCCCATCTCTATTTATTGACTGTTTTCTGTAATCAGGTATTACATTATATATACTCTCGTTTCTTAATTTATCAAGTTTTTCTTGTTTTTGATAAAAATCATTTAATATGTTTTTTCTAAATGGATTATTTTCTACATAATTTATAATTCCATTTAGTTGTACTTGTATTCTATCTAAAATATCCTCATCTAAATCATACTGTGAAACTATGTTTGGTATGTTTTTTATATCTTCCTTAAATTTATTAAATACACTTGGTGGTAATGATGTAACAGATTGTTCTAGTGGATGCATTATTGGTTGAAATTGAAAATGAGTATAGTTTGTTACCAAATCACTTTTGAATAAATCTACTATATAATCATATATGTTATGAAAGTTAGTAACTCCATAAGCATGTTGAAAAACGTATGTTATATCTTTACTATTTCGTTTCACTATATAATTAACATATTCTTTGATAGTTTTTTTCCACTTTTTATAATCCAATCCTTTTCTAATATATTCACCAACCTCATTACTACCATCTATACTAAATCCAAAAACTATACAATTAAACTTTTTATAATAATCAAGTATTTTTTTCTTTTTCCAATGTGTTATAGAAGCATTTGTATTAACAATAATTTTAGTATCATATAATTCTCTATCAATTAAATCTTGTAGTATTCTATAATGATGTTCGTTTAAGAATGGTTCTCCACCAGCAAAATAAATACTTTGTACAAAATCATAATGAGGAATTAACTCATCCCAAAAGCTTGATTTATCATCAATCTTAATTACTTTATTTTCGGTTGTTCCTTTTATTTTTTGCCAATCATCATACCATTCAGAACTAAGTCCATGTGAACACATTCTACACTTAAAATTACATAAATTTGATATTCTTAAATCCCAATAAACAAACTTATCATTAGTAGATTCGAAATCAATAAAATCGAAAAAGTGTCTATTAAAAAAATCTCTAGTAGATTCATCACCTGTATCTTGTTCTAGTTTATTACAGTAATTACATTCGGTAAGAGTTTCTCCTCTTAACATTTTTTGTTTCAAAGTAAGAATTCTATCTGATTTGTATATTTCATTAATACTAGAGCCATTTACATTTCCTAATGGTTTATTCCAAACACAACATGGGGAAACATCGCCATTCGGAGCTTGATATATACCAGTCCAAAGTGCAGAACAAAATGTTTTTGATTCTAGTGCAAGTTCTCTACTCATCTTCAAAAAATTCTTCCAATTCAGGAAAGTTATCTTTAACTACATCGAATGTACTTTCAGTTCTGTATTTATCTAATATTGTATATCTTTTATACACCTTTTTTATTTCACTTTTTGATGGTTGTTTCGAGTACATATATGAAATCATACCATCTATATCTTTTTGAAATTTACCCCAATCATATGATAACCATTTTTTCTTAATTCTATCTTTTGATATTTTTGGTATCATATATAAACACATATGTTCAGGACTATGAATTATATTCATCCAAATATTAAAACTTGGTGTATATTCTCTTATCCAATCATGGAATTCTGGCAGTTCATACGCATTAATCCAAGAGGTTGTATATGTGTAGTTAAAAAATGTTTTGTTATGTGCCTGATAATCTAAATTTATTTCATTGAATTTAATTAGATTCTTAGTAACCTCATCCCATATTGCATTTTTTCTCAAATACTCAAAAGTTTTACCCATTCCATCAATACTCAACCCTATACCAACTCTTTTGAAGTTTTCAGCTATCCTACGAACCAGTGGTTCATTAATAATTGTTGCATTGGTTGACATATTTAATATAATATCTTGAGCTTTTCCCTTTTCAATCATAAAGTTCCATGCATTTTCCCAATTCTTAGTATAGAATGGCTCTCCACCTACTATTTCTATTCTCTTTACAAAAGGTAACCAATCTTCCATTGATGAAATAAACTCACCCTTCCTATCTCCAGCTTGTCCATGTGGAAGTGGATATAAATAATTACCAATTTCACCCACAGTTTCAGGTGTCATTGTTTTTAATTCTTTATACCACTCTGTACTATGTGAACTACCACAACTTCTACACTTAAGATTACAAGCATTAGTTAATATTACTTGAAAATCAAAAGGATATTCTGAAACTGGTTGTGATGTTATGATTTCTGGTATAGCATGTTCACCCAAATACTCTTTTATAATCTGATTGTAATGTTGTCTCTTAGATGTATAACCATTTTCTTCATCTTTCCAACAAGTTGAACAGTTTGAAGGCATTTTACCATCCTTAAACTCTTGTCGTAAATCATTCATATACTTACTGTGAAATATATCTTTGATATTATCTTTTTGAGTATAAAAATATGAACCATCTTCTTTGGTAACATGGTCTTTAGATATACAACAAGCTCTAATTCTACCATCAGGGTCATTTGAAAAACCTACCCATGGTACTGTACACATATTTTTCATATTTTTCTTTCCTTAAAATACTTATCCCACTCTTCTAAGTAATCACCTATATATACTTTTCTTTTTTCATCTAATAAGTTAATAAAACTATAAAATCTCCTCTCATTATCCAAATCTCTCGGCTTATCTAGCTCCAACATCAACCTATCTTTTTCATGTGGAGCCAAGGAACTAATATTTTTCTTTACTTCTTTTTTCATCTCATCTGGTATCAATGAAACGTGCATATGATTCGGCCAATGTACATAGTTATGAGCAATTATTAAATCATAACTATCTACCCAATCTTTGAAATCATTCATTTTATGTACATTCAGTGCAGATACTGTTTGGCAAACTTCTAAATCAAATACATCTTTATATTTGATTATTTTTTGAAATGATTTATATATCTGATTCCAGTCTGATGGGAATCTTACATAATAATTTCTATCTTCTATATCATCTATCGATAAGTGTATTCTTACCTTTCTAAAGTTTTTCCATAATTCAATAAAATGGTCTGGAAACTGAGTACAATTTAAGCTGTAATGTAAATCTACATTTTTACTCCTACCATCTTCTACGAATTTATTTAAGAAATATCCATGTTCTTTTATTAAAGTAGGCTCACCACCATTTATCCAAACTTCTTCTAACCCATTACATCTAGTATATAATTCATCATAAAAATCATAATCTCTATACCATTCTGTTTTTATATCATTTCTAAAGTAATCTCTTTCAAATTCTGTTCCCTTAAATGCACCTATATCTTGATGCCACCTATTAGATGAAAACGGATTACAAGTAGTACATTTTAGATTACAAACTGTTCCTAATCTTAATTCTACATATTTGTAGTTTACTGTTTTTAGTGAACCATCGGGATTAACATTCTTAAAACATTCATCAATTAAATGAGCAAATTTTAAGTTGGATTCCATTCTCTTAGAATGAACCTCATTAAAATCATATTTGTAACATTTTTGACAAACAGATGGGAATTCCCCATTAACCATTTGTTTTCGTATCTTATTAAATTTATCTGAATTAGATATATCATCTAAACTATCTTTAGATAAGAATAAATGATGGCCATCTTTATTTGCAGCAGTTGATACGCTATTTGTCATATCAGTTATACAACAAGGAGTAACTGTTCCAATTGGATGAGTTGCCAAATGTGTAAAGGGTAATACACAAAATGATTTTTTTCTATATTCTTCTCCAGCGGCTATCATATTATATTTGTTGTTATCTCAGGAGTTTCTGATAAATCTATTGAATTCCACCATTTTAATACTTTAGGATTTTGTGCATAAATTTTTTCAATATCTCCTTCGTTTCTTCTCCACTTATCTACTCTCTGTAATCTTCTTTTACCATTTTTTAATCCATCTTGCCAATCATCATATTGTTCAGAAAAAACTTGTCTAGATTTTAAGTCTACCAAACAATCTATCCAATTTGAATACTTAGTGTTTTGGACTTTAGGTGTTACATATTCTATCAAGTCATCAAGAATTTCATCATATAATTCACGAGGTAATACTTGAGGACACATCATTATAGAACTATCAAATGCAAATGTAGTTTTTATTAATGTATGTACATCCAGTTCAAGTGCCAAATCTAACATCTCTTTCAAACAGAAAAGGCCTGGTGTTGTGATTGTTAAATCGAATGCAATTCCATAATCACCATACTTTTTATTAAGGAAAGTAAAATCTTTGAAATTTTGTATCCAACTATCCCACTTTATACCGTGTCTAACATATTCAACATTTTCACCAACTCCATCGATAGATGCACATATCTGAACCGTCTTGAAGTGAGGAAGCATATCTCTTAAGTTCCACTTCTTATATGTTGTTCTACTAAAATTCGTATTATATCGTATCCATACATTTTTAGCTAAATCATGTTCAACTAAGTATTCCATAATTTCCCAATGTATCTCCCACATTAGAGGTTCTCCACCTACCCAATATATTTCTTCTATTACTCCACTCTTAACTGCTTCCCATAATTCGGCTTCAGCAACATCTTTTTGAAAATTTTCTATCGCAGGTTTGTTTTCTTTTAATGCCCAAAAATCTGTATTACCTTCTTGGTCATAATCTCCCATTGCTCTTCTCTCAGCTTCCCAAGATGATGATAACTGGTCACCACACATTCTACATTTGAAGTTACAAAGATTTCGTACTCTGTAATCAAATGAAATTGGTAACATCTCAGTATGACCATCTTCTCTTGTTTTTTCAAAAGCCTCATCAATCTTATTTGGGAACAATGTTTTTGTAAAGTAATCTCTATAAATTGAAATATTTAGTAGTTTATCATTACAAACAGTACATTGTGGTATTTCTTTACCTGCCATTAGGTCTCTACGAATTCCTTTCATATATTCAGAATTCCAATGTTCTTTTAATGTACCAGGATTATAAGTTGAATCCTCATCTGCAGAATCTCCATCAATGTATTGTGTTGCCCAATTAGCCTTTTCTCTAGAAGCACAACATAACCTTCTCTCACTTTGTGGTGAAAGGTATGTATGAGACCAAGGTGCCATACAAAAAGTTTTATTTCCTTCTGATGGTTTTATTTTCATAATAATTTCTTTCCTACCACTCCACCAACATGCTTATCATCTGAGGTTGCATTTAATTGTTCCACTAAATCAATCATATCATCTTGTTGTTGGTCATCTGGTTCTATGTAATCTTGTGCACCTGGATTAGCCCATTGAGGATTCAATACCCAACCTTCATCTTTAGCTTTTTTCAATACCTCATCAACATATCTATTTGATTTAGCATCATCTCCATCAATTACACCCTTAAGTTGTGCCACATTTGTTTCAGGTATACTATCCCACCATTCTTTTAACATTGGAAATGCTTTTAAGAAATCTTTTTTTCTTCTTTTATCATATTGAGAATAAAATGATTTCCAATCTCTTTCTCTACTTTCTTTAGATGAAGTATGTCTATGACCAGATTCAATTCTTCTGATGTAATCAATAGTACGAATTATACCATCCCTTTCCATATCTAATAAACCGTCTCTTCCACCTTTCCAATTTTTTTCTAACCATTTTTCAATATGGTCTGCTCTTTCTAATCTAATATTTTCAGGTAAAGTTACTATTGATTGAAAAGAAGGAAATCGAAGTATGTTAAAAGACATTACTGCCGCTGTTTGGCCGTATTTTTCTTTTAGAATTAACATTTCATCCATAAACTCGGTAATAGAAAATAAACAAAGTGCATTTATTGTCATCATTACATTTACTGATTTAATATTTCCTTCTGAATTTACTCTGTGCATATTATTCAACCAAACATCCCAATCAAGTCCATATCTAATGTACTCAGCTTGAATACCTATTGCTTCATTTGATGTATAGATACTAAAATCCTTAAAACTTTTAGATGATTCAATTAGAGCATCTAATAATTTTTTCTTTTGTCCTAAATTAGAGTTAACGGCAAAAGGTACTTTACAATCAGGATTTGCTTTCCACCAATCCATTAGTTTCCAAAAATCAGGTGACATTGAAGGTTCACCACCTGTTACTCTCAATTCCCTTAAAGTATATTGTAATTCTGATTCCCACCATTTCCAAAAAGCCTCTACATATGGATTTCCTTCATTCTTTCTTCCATACGGCATTGCATGACCACCATCGTGTTGGAATGCACCAGCACCATCAGATACTAAATTTTGATAAGGTCCAAATTGTTTTACATCTTTTTGCCATGTAGTAGAAAAAGAAGCGTTACAATAAGAACAACCAAAATTACAGTTTGCATCAAATGCAATTTCTAATGTTTTCAAGTCAACATCTAAACCTGCTCCAAACTTTTCTTTTGCTTCGATAAGTTCTTCATCTGAATATATTACTGATTTGTAAACTCTATCGGAAACTTTATCATCTCCCAAATCTTCTATCTTCCAACAGTACTCACATTCTTTGGGTCTTACCCCATCTAACATTTCTTTACGAATTGCTTTTTTATATGTTGTATTATGAAGAGCTTTATATGATTTGGCAACCTCATCTAAAGGTATTTTATGAGCAGGTGGGTGATGACAACTTGCCGTTGTTCCATTACCTAACCATATAGTTGCATTGTACCACTTGGCACCACAAAATGATTTTGAGATAGAATTTATAGAACGTTCTCTATATTGTTGAAATGTTTCATTTTCTCTTTTTCCGAATATACTCTTCATATAACTCTAAAGTTTATGTATAAAATTACAATTTGTTGTTTTATCAACTGATTTATCAAAAATAAATTCTTCAAAATCGTGATTAGATAATAACTCTCCATTTGAATAAAACTTAAACTCGTGGAAATTTACATCTGTGTAATTTAAGTTAAACCCATTTTTAGGAAAGTTTCCTGACCCAAGTATAATGTGTGGATTTTCATCAAACCCAAGTGGTTCTGTTAAATTAACTTCTTTTATTAGTTTATTGTTTATAGTAATACATAGTTTCTCACTATAAATATACTCATACAATATATGTGTTTTTTTATGAGGATAAATATCATAATCTAAGTTATAAAACTCGGTTTTATCTTCTTTACCTACTAATAAAAATAGTTTTTCTTTTTCTATATCAATACCAGAGTATTTTGGTAATATACAAAATAGAGTTTTTTTATCAGATGAGTTATCTAATAATGTAAAGGATAATTCTATTTTATAAGAATGTTTTCCGTTAAGTAATTTATCCGCTGGATTTTCTGGTAGACTATCACAAATACTACTTGGCCAAAATATCCATGGATTTCCCTTTCTTATTTCTAACATAAAACTCTTTTAGTTGTGGAAATGTTTCTATAAAATTTGTACCTCTTCTTTTATCCAATTCATCTACAAATTTTATGAAATCTTTTCTATTTTTTTCTATATCATATATCACATTATGACCTATCGAGTAATCATATATTCTTTTTATCTTTTGTATCTCAACATTAGAAAATCCATAATTATCGTGTGTAAATTGTTTAATACCATAATACAAAGCCTTCTTAGCAGATTCTAGTATTAGTTGTTTGTGTTCATCATCTAAGATTCTAACAGATAAGTGAGATGGCCATCTTAAATATGAAGTATCTAACTGAATTGCAGAAACCCAATATCTTTGACCATTTTGATGTTTCTTTTTCATATCAAAAACTCTATCAATTAAATCACTATATGTGAAAACTGAAAGTGCATTAAAAGTTGCCATAATGTTTACTGTAACTTTTGGTAGTTTGGTTAGGAATGTATCAACATTTTTCCAAAAGGTTTCATAATGTAACCCATATCTAGTATATTCAGCTTGCTTATCTGTTCCTTCAACTGATGTAAATATTATAAGTTCTCTAACTTTGTTATTATTAGATAAATCTTCACACAATTCTATAAAACGATTCATTAATCCTTTAGGTACATTCATGTTTGTATTTATAGCTAAAGATAGATTTGGATTTTCCTCCCAATTATCTCTAATATACTCTAATACCTTAAATGTATCTTTAGAAAGTAAAGGTTCTCCACCAGTAATTCTAAAAGTATGCAAATCTTTATACAAATCTGGCCACCATTCCCAAAAAGCATCAACATAGGGGTTTTTTTCACTCTTTTTATAGGGCATCTCTCCTTTTTTCCTAAGAGTATCTATTTGATTATAATTTGTAGAGGTATTATACGGACCATGTTTCTCTATTTCTTCTACCCACTTAGAAGAATACTGTGGACCACAGTATGCACACTTAAAATTACAAGTGTTCGAAAATGAAACCTCAACATATTTTGGATTGAAGTTATCTCTCCAATTTGAATTCTTAATTTTTTCGTATTCTGGCCATGACCATTGTTCCGAAGATTTGAATGTTCTATCAGAGTATGAATTTGAGTTATCTTCTACATTCCAACAGTAGTTACATTCATCAGGCCTTTTACCAGATAACATTTCTCTCCGTTTATCCTTTTTATTTCTTGTATTGTGTAATGCAGATGGATTTCTTTGTATTTCTCTTAAGGGTATTTTGTGTGGAGATGGGTGGTGGCATGAATGAGTCATACCTGTACTAAGGTGCATCGTTACTTGAGTCCATTTTGCTAAACAAAATCCACAACCAACTTTATTTAGTTTGTTATTTACATCTTGTAGATGGTTCATAATGTAACGTTTATCATTTTTGCTTTATCAGATATATCTTCAATACTTACTAGGTTATATTTTAAGGTATTCATACCATCGTTTTTATAGTCCCATTTTCCACCTTGCATCTGATGAACAAATCTTCTTTCATTTCTTGCAGTAGTTTCTCCTTTTGCCCAAACATCTTTACCATGTTCATTTTTTACCAATCCTTCATCTTTATGAGGTAAACAGAATAATCTACCTAATCTTCTGTGAGGTACAGAAGTGTGTGGAATATTTATACTACCCTTTTTGTGATTACAGTTTATAACTTCTCCATGATTTTCTCTACCCGATTTATCTGTTGCAGTTCCATCACTAAAATCATAATGAAGTACTAATCTATCATCAATTATTGTTTTTGGTATTTCTTTAATTTCTTCTGTCGATAATACACCTTTATATATTTTAAGGTCTGCTATATCTCCCCTAAACCATCTTTGTACATTATCGATGGGAACTGAAGTCGTTGTTCCTAAATAAAAAGGAACACTTCCATATCTTTTTAGATTACCTTGATATTTTAATGGTGAGTGAGTACCAGTTCCCCACCTTGCATCAGATTCTTTTCCATTCATATAAAAGTGAATGTTAGAATTATCAGTATCAACAACAAGAGTTATAACTGTCCATTGATTTTCATATCTCTTTATCCATTGATATAGATGTTCTCGTTCACTATTCCAAAGTTGAGCTGTAAATGCTCTAGAATTATTGTAACTTAATCCATAATCATATCCTGGCCTTCTTAATATAGGATATTCTATAAACTGTCTTTCTTCATCACCAACTAACCATATAGGAACTTTTTCTTCTTGTTGTTCTGCTCTTACTAATATAGAAATTGTA